ATATTTTCAGCAGTCACATTGAGTGAGCTGATATCGGCTTTAGTTCTAAGGCCTTCAGTCAGACGGCTTACACCAGCGTCGAGTGAATCAGCACGCTGCTTAAAGTTGGATTCGACTACTGAGACACGGTCTTCTTGGTCTTCATACGCTGGTTGATAGGCTGGAAAATAATTACCAACCGATAACATAGCGTTCTCAATGACGACCTGCAGACCAGCAGGAAATCCATAATTAGTACCAAAACGAATGAACACATTATTAGTCTGATAGGTCTCAGAAGAACTAGACAAGTCAATCGTAAACTCAAAATGTTGGCGTTCGACAGTTCCACCTTTAAAAATTAAGTTTCTGTAGGCATACCATGGATGAGCACTAAAATGCACCATAGCAGGCATGTCATTTACTAGGGCGACAGGGAAAGTCACATCAAAAGATATGCGAACATAATCACGCTTGAACCTGTCACTGTTCTTCCAGAAATCAGGAACTATGAATGTTCGATAGTCGTATACCGCTTGACCTCCTGTTGTGAACGTTCTTGAACGTGAATTCCTGAAGTAATTCCGTGAACTACCTGCCTGCACACTCGCAATCCGACTAGCCAGCTCCTCAGCTGTTTGCGTGAGTTCTGACTTGCTGGCTTTACCATTGGCCAAGTTGGTCAGTTCTGACAGTCTACGAGTCGTCGTCTCCTCATACGTCGCTTGCGCTGACTTCACGCCAGACAGTTCATTCTTAGTCCGACTAAGTACTTCAACTTGCTTGGCAATCTCAGCTTCAGCCTGTGCTTGCTTCGGTCGAATATCGTTTGCGATAGTTCGTTTTAGAACATCCAAGTCACCTGACAAAGCCGTCTGAGCGCTCGTAGTCTGCGACTTAAACGCTTCAAGTCTAGCAACAGAATCCAGCTCAATCCGCTTAGCTTCCTGTGCAAGTAGGGTACTTGCGCCAGACAGTTCATTCTTAGTCCGGCTAAGTGCTTCAACTTGCTTGGCAATCTCAGCTTCAGCCTGTGCTTGCTTCGGTCGAATATCGTTTGCGATAGTTCGTTTTAGAACATCCAAGTCACCTGACAAAGCCGTCTGAGCGCTCGTAGTCTGCGACTTAAACGCTTCAAGTCTAGCAACAGAATCCAGCTCAATCCGCTTAGCTTCCTGTGCAAGCAGGGTACTTGCGCCAGACAGTTCTTTTTTGGTCTGAACAAGTGCTTCAACTTGCTTGGCAATCTCAGCTTCAACCTGTGCTTGCTTCGGTCGAATATCATTCACGATAGTCCGTTTCAGAGCGTCCAAGTCACCTGACAGAGCCGTTTGTGCGCTCGTAGTCTGCGACTTAAACTCTTCAAGTCTAGCGACAGAATCCAGCCCAATCCGCTTCGCTTCCTGAGCGAGTAAGCTGCTTGCGCCAGCGTTTCTCAAGGCTTCTTCAGCCCTGCGCTTAGCTTCTTTCAATGGCCCGTTGTCAAAGCTATTAAAGCGCTGATTGATAGTGTCAGACAGTTCTTGCTTGACTTCTTCCGCCTTGGCCTTGGCAAGTTCGATGCCGTCAGAAATTTCCTGTCTAAGCAATCCAGCCTTATGATCAAAGTCTAAGTCAGCATTTTGAAGAGCCTTTTCAAGGGCAACTTCTTGTGCAGATTCTGTTACTCCAAGAATGGCATCCGCTGCGCTAGATAAGCCACCAGATGTTCTAGAACCACCAGCTCCTGCCTTATCATCGAGAATCAGAGAGATATATTCTTCTTTTAAGGCATCGAACTCATAAGCAATAGCTTTCTTAAATACATCAACATTATGTTTCCAGCTCTTGAGATTGACCGTATCACCCATGTGAACAACTTGCCCATCAAGTTCATAAGCTTCAATCTTGATAGCGTCAGAGATCTTGTCAATGCCCTCATTTGAGAACTTAGCCTGTGCCCACTTCTGCAACTCTTCAACGGATTTTGCGTTGTTGTTCTCATACTCTTTTTCGTTTATGTAAGGATAAGAATTAATAAGAGGACTATCAACAGTCACTCTGATAGTTGTTTCCTTTTCAGCACCTTCAGGCTTAAATGTGGATCGAGCATGAATCCTTGTAACAACATTTTGACTGTTTTTGGTTCGTTGGTAGTCCTTCAGATTCTTATGTGTTGTAATAACAACACCACGATTCTCACCACGACTCTTCTTTACAGTCATCGCAAAGTTATCACGCACCAGCTCGCCTTCCCACGTTCCGACGATACTATGCTTGCCGTCCAGCAATACAGAGTACAGGGTTTCTGTCTCAGTCGTGTTGAATGTCCTACGGTCCTGGATATCACTGTTGAATGAGAAGTCTCCAAGAGCTGTTTTGGTGTTTTGTACCATGCGAGAAAGAGCCATGCCACAACTCTGACTAGTCACACTCATTTGTGTGATAGATCGTTGCATCACATCATCTGAAATGTGATAGGCTGTGATTTCCAGATGGTCATTGTGCTCAACAGGTTTCTTGATACGAAATAGCTGCGCTCCTAAGACAGGAGTCGGAGCCTTTATCAGCATATCTTCTTGGATAAGCTGGTAAATACCAGAATCAGAAATAGGATATTTCACAGTCAAGGTAAAATCGCCATTCATAGTTTCTTTCACAATCGCCGAAGTCGCTTCATGAAGTGACTCCCCGTTCCATCGAACAGTTCTTACATCTTCATTAAGTAGATAAAGCAATTATGCCCACCCCCAAACCGTTTCGATTTCAAGCGATTGAATACCTGGGCCTAAAACAACCCCAATATTCTTAACTTTCGCTGGATCAACTGTGATAAAATCCCCTGACCATTTGACTGGCTTCCCTGTTGTTGTTTTAAAACTTGGATTGTCAGGATTATTGACCATCACAAGTGACTCAGTGAGTCGTTCAAGACGGATGACCTGACCAGCGATTGTAAACGAAGTTTCAGAAGCGCTCTGACCAACGATTGTGATTTTAGGAAAAGCAAGAGCAGAACCTTGCACATTCAGAGTCCCACTTCTTGTCAATCTCTGTGTATCAATGACTTTGAAGTGTTTGGTAGGGTGACAAGTGAAGGTTGCTTTGGTCATGTAAAGACCAGGTTGCACTTCTTCAAGGTCGCTCACATTGACCTTATAGCACCAAAGACGAGTTGTTTTGACTCGCTCACTCTCTAGCCAGAACTTTTCACGGATAAACAGACTCATAAATTGGTTCATCTGTTCTTCAGTAGGTTTGACCAAGTAAATCGTATAGGTTTTCTTGACCAATTCCCTATGTTTGTTCGTCTGAACGATTGCTCCACTGATACCACCATGCTCCAAAAGAGCTGTCTTGCTCTCTCCCAGAGCAATTGAAGGAGAATCATGGACAATGACTTTAAACGGAAAAGACGATGTTCTCACACCGTCAATCACAAGCTCATTATGCTTTATCATGTAAACCCTCCTCTCAATTGTGTCTTACGTTGCAACTCGTCAGCAATACGCTGAGCCACCTCATCAGCAATACGACTGATGTCAGCTTCTTCTCTGACAGTGTTGCCAGTAATGGTAATGTTAATGGTCGGTGAAGCTCCACCCATAGTCTGAGCGATGCCTCGACCGATAGCACCAAGTGTTTTGTCATTAAGTGGTAATACTGCCTCATTCCCAGCTTCACCACCAACCATGAGGTTATTGCCATTCATTCCAAAAATGGTTGGTTTCGTCATGATACCGCCCTTGGCATACCATTCGATGCTGATACTTGGAACACCCTGACTCAACCAGTCGAGTGGATTGGCCGAACCACTTACAGAGAAGTGAGGTAGTGGGATATGTGGCCAGCTGATACTAAAGTTAAACAATCCTTTGATAGCTTCAATAGCTGAAGATACAGCATCCCTTGCACCATTGATAGCTCCTGAGATGGTACTCTTAATACCTTCCCAAACACTTGATACTGTGCCAGATATACCATTTAACACATTTGAGACAGTATCCTTGATGCCGTTCCAGATATTTGATACAGTTCCTGAAATACCATTGAGAACATTTGAAATGTAGCTCTGGATAGCTGAAAAAATGGTCTGGACAATGCTTTGGATAGCTTGCCATACAGTAGAGAATACCCCCTTAATAGTTTCCCAAGCGCCTGACCAATCACCATTGATGATCTGCATAACTGCTTGAATGATACCAAGGACAACGTTTATTGCAGTCTCAACAACAGTCTTAATGATTTCCCAAGCTGTTGTAATGACAAGTTGGATATTATCCCAACCAGTTTGAATGAGTGGACCTAAAATTTCCAGAATTGTGCTTATAACCGTATAGATAGCATTCCAGACAGTCTCAGCACTTGCTCGAATAAGTTCCTGGTTCTCCGTCCACCAAGCAACAACCGTTCCAAAGATACTCATGACAAAATTAGAAATCTCTGATACGACTGCATTGATAACTTCAAGAATCGCATTCCAAACGGTCGTGACCGCATCTCGAAAACCTTCGTTAGTTTCCCAGAGATATTTCACAATAGCAACAATCGCTGCTATGGCCACTACAACTCCTGAAATAATTCCAATGATTGGTAATGCTGCTGCAATCATTGCGCCAAATGAGGACATAAACACAGCTTGCAGGGTTAAGAATATGGGGGCTAAGACTCCTACAATTGTCAAAGCCACACCTAAGATGACAATGAAATCTTTTACTGGATCAGGCAAGGAATTGAACAGCTCGGCCACACCTTTCACAATCGTTGCCAAGGTTTGAAAAACAGGAATCATCATTTCTAGAAGAGGTTGACCAATAGCAGATAATGCATTGGTCCCAGCTTGTTTCAGATTCCCCATCACGTTTTCTAGGCCGTCTGATTCTCTTGCAGCCTGTCCAAGAGCTCCTGAGAGTTTATTTCCGTCTTCGACCATCTGAAGCAAGGTCAATTGCTTCTGCGCTTCGCTCAAGTCCTTGAATGACTTTCCGTACAATTCATTTGCAGCGGCATTCCTAGTTGTCTCTGTCGCAGAGATACCAAGAGCCGCATCGTTAGCAAAGTTTCCCTTCAAAAAAGATTGTAGGCTTTCTGTCACGCTCTCAATAGACTTGTCATAAAAGGCTGCACCATCTGCAGCTGCCCTAGTTGCACGAGAAGTAAGATCCAATGCTTCAGCGGTGTCCAAGCCTGAAGTTTTGGCAAATGAAGCCATCTGTGTAAACGAACCTTGCAATCGCTCTGGAACAATATCCATTTCCTGACCAATAGCATTCAACGCTTCTCTTGCTTGGGTTTCCATATCTCCGAAAACGGTAGTAAATTGAGCATTACTAGCTTGCATTTGAGCAGCTGCTTCTAACGCTTCTTTTCCTACTTCCACAAGCTTTTCTGAAATAGCACTCAACTTCTCACTAAACTGTTGAAGTAGTTCTGCTCTTAAATTTCTTGAGATTTCACTTAAACTTTCTTGAGTGCTATCAGCAGCAGACTTTGTTCCTTTCATCTCATCATTGAGATGATTGAATGCTGTCTTAGCCTGATTTAGCTCAGCTTCCATCCTGTTGGCTTGTGTGGAGTTCTCACCAAATTCTTTTTTAGTGATTTCCAATTGCTGTTCTAGATTTGAAATCTGTTTACTTACAATCTCAGACTGAACACCAATCTTTTTCTGAGCAAGAGCATTTCTCTCGGCTTCACTAGCATTTGAACCCAAAGCGCTTTCTTGCAGTTTGAATGAGCTTGTCACCTTTACCATCTCTGAAGCAAGTTGACTCTGCTCATTTTGCAACTCTTTTAATTGGTTCTTGTTGTTCTGAGTAGCACTCCCATTCTCATTAAGCGCCTGATTCACATTTGCAAGCTTACCCTCATATCCTTTTAGGACGTTTTGAGTAACTTCTACTTCACGTTGGAAAGCACGGTACTGGTCAGCACCGATATCGCCATTTTTGAATTGCTGTTCCACCTGAGACTGAGCTTGTCTCAAGGTTTCTAGTTTCTCTTTGGTCGTCGAAACTTGCTTTTGTAAGACCTCTTGTTTCTGAGTCAGGAGCGTTACGTTCCCTGTATCAAATTTCAAGGCTTTGTCAATCTGTCTCAACTCCTGACTTGCATCAGTAGCGGCCTTATTGACATTTTTCAGCGCCTTCTGCAAGGGTTGCGTGTCGCCATCGATTTCAATTTTGATACCTTTGATATTTCCTGCCATATTTCCTCCTTTCTCAAAAAATAGAAAAGCGCTGAGAGAACTTCTACGACTGATAATGCAGCCAGACCAAGGAACTTGGTCTCAGAATCGCTCTCTCAGCACTCATTTTTCTTTAAAAACTGTCAAAATCAGCTTGCGTGGCTTTCCGTTCGCCACCCTTATCCTCGCTCCGTAGATTCACATAATCCGTCTGATAATCCAGAGCCATTCCGATTGAAATGTGCTTTAGATCATCAATAGAAAGACCAGTTTCTTTACAGCAAGATAAGTAGGATTCTACTGTGAAGATTTCTTCGCTAGCTGATTCTGATTCATCTGGTGCTTTTTTGTCGTCATGCTCGCATTCAGCATTTCCATCAATACAGGCCCAACTTCCTGAATCGGAAAGACTTCCATTTCCATGAAGAATTGTTCATAAGGCTTGATGTGAGGATTTGCAGATTTAGCAAAGGTCCAAAAAAGACGGTTGAAAAATGTCATATCAAAATCTGACAGCATCGAAATGTCAATATCAGTTGCAGTCAACTCTTTGTCAGTTTCCAGCTTGTTCAATTCATTCATGAATGATTGATTTTTCAACATTGAAAACAAATCTTGAAAATAATCTTTCCCAAATTGTTGCTTGTAGGCGATAGGAGTATAGCCATTGGTCCCCAACTCATACTCCTGAACGCCAACCCAAACGATTTTACGCATAGATTTTCTCCTTAAGCTGCCACCGCAGTAGGTTCATACACTTTCTTAAACCAGTTGTCATAAATTTCCTTGTTATCAGCTGATGTGATAGAACGTTTAACAACTGAATCCAGAGGGCGAGGACTTGCTTTAAAGCCAAGTTCACGCTCGTTGACGTTTGTACCATTTTTGGTTTTTGAACCATTGCCTGGACGGCTCGCTGAACAGTAGTAAAGGACGTGACGTGTTTTATTCTTGTCCCCTGAAAATTCAAACATCAAGGCAAATGATGTGAATTCTGCATCAGCTTTTTCAGTCAAAACACCCGTCTGAGCATCTTTGATTTCACCCAAAATCTTAGTCGCAAACATTTCAATAATGTGAGAGATTTTGAATTTCCCTTCATACCCTTCGTTTGAGTTCATGAAGTGATAATCGATATCGTCTGCTTTGATTGGTATTGATTCACCCCTTGGATCCAATGTCAATTCCATTGCTCCAGGAAAGCGGAAAATTTCATCGTAAGCAATCACTCCATCTGCACCAATTGATTTAATTGGCGCAACGTGAACATTTTTTAAACCAAAAGTTACTTTATTTTCTTGATTCATGTCATTCCTCCTTAGTATAGATAGACTGTATAAGACTTGACATAGAGTCTTTCAATCTCGATAAATGTTTCTTCTTGAACATCGAAAAAGAGCTCGTGGGTTGTCCACAGCTCTTCCAGACGTTCTTCCAAATCTTCATCCTTACTCTCAAAAGCTAGCTCTACTGTCACGCTCTTAATCTGATGATTAACCGTGTTGTCAGCTGCATTGATGGCTGGAATTGATTCATAATAGACCAGATAAGGTAGGTCAGGAGCGTTCCCAGTTTTAAACGCTCGATAAGTGACAGGCAAGTTTGCCTGTTCCAAAATAGCTGCAAAGTCTGATAGCTTCATTTTCCAATCTCCTTGATTCGCTTCTCAAAGTTTTCTTTAGCTTTCTCCTCAACAGGTTTAATATGTGGAAATGCCCGACTACGACCGCCATTTCTCAAAACATGCCCATTTTCTAGTAAGTGAGTTAAACGATAGGTTGGAGCTGCGTTGTAGATGACGTATGACCCCTTAGCATTTTTCTTGAAGCGCCAATTTCTAGCATACTTTCCATGACGTTTTGGACTAGTCGCTTTTAATTCCGTAACGGCTTCGTTTACAACGTCCTCAGCAATCAGGTCAATCTTATCTTCTACCTCAGCAGAGTACTCTGCCATTGCCTTTGCAATTTCATTCGCTAAATCACTTGTTAAGCTCATTTCAACATCTCTGACAAAGTCAACTCTAAAATTTCAGAATCAATAGGATAGGTTTTCAAGATATGATATTGCTTGCCTTCGAACTTCGCAAGCTCTTGATTCTCATACTCAAAATTTCGAATCTCAACGACCAAGCTCGGTTTAAGCCCTACCTGATTCGCCTGATAAAATTCAGAGCGAGTGACCCTCTTTTTGCGACATAGGAGAGTAACTTCAACATCTTCAGAGATTGGTTGTAGTAGTTTATCCTTACCTGTGACTTCCTTAGAGATCAGTGTGATTTCATGATTCCACATTCTTGACCTCTTTCTTTGATGCTATCTGTAAATTATGCAGTCGCCACTGAAGGTGACGTGGCATATCCACCCCACCCTCATAGCGAAAGGCTGCAAAATCAACTACAAACATTTGGTCTTCTGAGCTGTCTAAGTCAAGTAGAACTCCTAAGTTATCTTCTAGTTCTGTTTTGACAGCTTCGATGATTTTCTCCAAGGGCTTATCGCGTAGTTTTGTTGCTATACCCAATTTTAGCTTAAGCAATTCTAATAATTGAACATTGTCCATAACTACTCCTCGTCTCCCTCTTCAGGTTTCCCATCTACTACCTTTGTTTCTTCCTTTTCTACTTCTGTAGTTAATGTGTCATCTTTCGACATATCCTTATCTTCTACATTCATCAAAAAGATAGATCCTGCACTATTTGCCCCATTTAGCAGAGTCTCCGCAAACTCTTTATCAAGTTTGTGCTTAACTCTAGGGTAATTATCCCCAACCTTATAGCAATGTTTCTTTGGGTCTCGTAAGTCCTTAAAAGGACGGATTACCTTATATACCATTTACTACCTCCTTACAAAACAGCATCTGTATAGGTCACATAAAATCCTGCATCTCCGTCTACTTTTACTACATCAAAACGATTAGCGGTTGCCAAATACTGACCGTAGATTTTGTCATCTTGCCATTTGACAGTAGTCTGCGCACGGTCAAACAATGTCGCAAATTCTCCAACGTCACCGATGAAGGCTTTCAAATCTCCCTTGCTTTCTCCAATGATATCATCTGGATAAACAACAATAACACGACCAGCAAACTTGTAGCCAGTTGGAGATGTGATATCTGTTTGGAGCATGTAGCGACCGTCCTTGTCCTTGATTTTATCAAGAGCAGCGAACATAGATTGAGTACATACGATAGTTGCATTGTAGTATGTTTTCAATTCCACGTTGAGAATATCTTTCAAGCCGTCCAAACCAGCTGCGCTTTTAGATGTAGCTGTCTTGAGAACTTTAGCGATCTCTTTATTCTTAGTGATACGTTCTTGGTTCTTAGTTTGTTTAGCAACCAATCCCATGACATCGTAGTCAGCGTCATCAATAAATTCTTGAGATACTGGCAAATGACCACGACGTGTTTGGATTTCATAGTTCACCTTTGTAAAGGTTGGTTTAGCCAATTCAGGGTTTTCTTCCAACTCTTCAACAGTGTTCATTTCTTGATCAGTCAATTTTACAACTGACCATTTACCGCTTGCGTTCTTGACATTAACGATGTTGACCAATGAAGTCAAATCTGTCTTGTCTTGTTTCGCTTCTTTAGGCGTCATCAATTCAACAGGAATGATTGCTTCCCCTTCGGCAGATTTGAAACCATCAGCACGCGCTTCTTTTGTTCGTAAGTAATGATTAAATGCTTCACGTTGTCCCAATGTCTTTCCTCCTCGTTCTTCCATTTTCCCCGGAGTTGGTGCTTTACGATTTTGCTCTTTGATTTGTTTATCTAACTCATCGATCTCGTTTTCAAGCTGTACTTTTTCAGCTTCTTTTTCTTCAATTTCCCTTTGAAGACCGTCTACAGTCTTTTCAACTGCTAAAACTTCTTCATCATTTTTAGCACGATCCAACTTTTCTAACTCAACAACCGAACGTTTGTTCAATTCTTCGATAGTTTCTTCCAACTCAACTACCTTAGTTGCTTTTGCTCGCATACGAGCACCAAAGATTAATGCCTTATTCATAGCTTAAATTTCTCCTTAATTTCTTTCTTGCGCTTGTCTAGCGCTTCACGATTAGCACGCTTCTGACTTTCGAAGTCTTTTTGTCGTGCAGCAATTTCCGTTTGTGGATAGGCTGGGAAAGTACATGGACTCACTTCAAAGATTTCTAGCTCTAAGACAGTGTCCAAATATGAACCATCTTCACGTTCTTCCGTTTCGATTTTTACCGGGATAAAGCCAAAGCTACACCCTATAACATCTCCACGCTTGACACGGGCATAGGCCCCAACAGCTTGAGGATCATCCTTGTTAATGATGATATCTCCAAAAAGACCAACATCATCAACACCCAGTGTCAGAGTTCCGTTACCTGTTCGACCGAGAACAAGGCTATCATCATGGTTAAATAAAGCTCTGATATCAGCGTCTGTGACAGCTTTCTCAACACCAGCACGCTTGATTACTTCATGATAACCACGCCACAACTCCGTCTCTTCATCAAATTTTATAAAATAGCCACTCAACACCAAGTCTCCAGATTCTTCTTCTCTCGTTTGAAATTGAGTGGCACGATAGCTATTTCGCTTTTGCATTCTCTTCCTCACCTCCCTTCAGTTTATTTTGATCTCCTAGTTTCTCCTGAGGGAGAAAGTTTTCAAGAACAATCAACTCTTCCATCTCAGGATCAGGAGCCATCCCTAGCCAATCCCTCCACTCATTACGACGCATTGCAGCACTGTTTGCCATTTGTTGAGCAACAGCAGACAACTCCGTAATGTTGTAAGAGAAGAGTGAACGAGGATTTAGCTTGAAGTAACGATTGCTAGACAAAAGTAAGTCCCTGGTTAGTGTTTGAGTAATAGTGGTAGCAATACTCATGACAGTCGTATTTACAAAGTTGTTATACTCTGTCTTGTTGAATTCTCCTACACCCAAAATAAAAGCAGGTACTCCTAATAGACCTGCAACTGTTCTTTTATCCAATTCCACAGACTCGTTTAAAGCGATGTCCGTTAGACTAAGCGGTTTTACCTGCTGAATGTCCAGCAATGCCTCTGGAACAATCCATGGAGCGCCAACCCTGCTAGTACTCAAATACTTCTCAGCGATACGCTCACGCCCTTGCTCCGAATCTAGTTCAGCACTAGACGAGTCTACTTTAACGATAAGACTAGGAATATTCTTCCCGTTCATAAAGCTTTTTTTAGTCTTGGTAGCCATGTTCAAACTTTGAACCACATCTGTCAACGTCACCCTAAAACCAGTACCAATGTATAGAATATCTGGATCTGGATTGATGACGAAGTGGACTACTTCATCAGGGGAATATTCTTCACCCCTAAATGAGATTACATAGGAATCCTTATCTGTTTGGAATGAAACCTCTCTCATCGGAAATGGTCTTAGATTAGAAATATAATCCGTAACAGGTTCATATTCCACATGTAGGACAGAGTTCCCATCGCCATATAAAAGCAAATCGCGCACAATCTTGAAAATCCATGACTTCCTTGTCATGTGTTTACACGGATTGATGTCAATCTTGCGAGCCAGTCCGTCTTTTATTCGGATGTCGCCTTTATCTGTATTCTCCATCAAGTGGATGGTCATATTAGAGACCAAATCAGCAATCTTATTAACCGCTGTCACCACATCTGGATTTCTGGCCAAAGGTACATACGAGTCCATCAGGTTTGACAACCCTAAATCTGAATGACTCAGCATGTTGATTGGCTTACTTGGCTTGTTTCGTTTCCAAAACTTTTCAAAAATACCCATGTTTCCTCACCTCCTTTCTAACGAAAAGTATTTTGAAAAAGTGAATCAAAGTGTTTATTTCTTACGATATTCTGACTGACATCAATTACCTGTTTTTCCCATTTTACTGTTTCAGCCATCAAATCTTTCATATGTCTTTGACGAATAGTTACTACTTCCTCGTTTAAAATTACTTTAACTCGCCCTTTGTTGATCAGCAAGTTAATTTCATGTTCTGATAATACTATTTCATTCATAATTCACCTAATCAAAGAATCTCATCACATCACCACCCTTGCCAAGATTAGCAAGAGCCTGTATACAAGCAAAGACGCTGGCATCAAACAAGTCAATCCTTGCAGTCCCACCGTCTCCATCTAATTTTTCATATTGCACAGCGTCATCCACCTTTTCAATTGCTCTAACGTTGCTCACACAGTATTCATAAGCGTCAGAATGAAGATAGTAAAATTCCTTGTTCTTGACTTTGAACTCAATCCGTCTGAACCCCTCAGATTTCAGATAGAATAACTGAGGCTGGTCAATCATCTTGAACTTAGCCTTTTTCATCTTAGCTAAAAACTCGCGACCAAACTTCCTATCCATCCCCACAGCTTGGATTTTAAATCCACGCTCACGCATACTGATGAACCATTTGACGATATCGTCATAGAGTACCGTTGGAGTGTTGCTCATCGTCAACCAACCATCAGACTGCCAGCCAAAAAGTGGAATCCCATCATCGTTAGCCTTCTTCTGAGCATTAATCCGAGGAAAGAAAGCATGTGTGATACAGATATCAACGTCTTTCTCACCATCATTATAGACACCATAGAGAGCAGCTGCTGTTAAGTCGTGCAATCTTGACAAGTCCGCACCACCATACCAACGAATCGGCAAGCGTGCCAGCTCTTCTAGACTCCAATCGTAACAACTATCCGACGCAATAAACTCATCCGGATTGAAATAAGCGTTCATAGAGTTTGTAAAGATATTCAAGGTCTTATTGAAAAACTCATTTCTTGTCTGAGGATCATTCATAGCCTGCTCTGCTTCTTCCTTGAGAGCCTTGAGCGAAACCGTGACCTCCCATGACGGATTAGCCATCTTGAGGATGTTCTCGTCCAGATAGTCCACTACATCCCCATCAGCAGATTGATTAGCCTTGCAGATGAAGATGAAAAATGAATCATCAGTGACCAATTGCTTGAGCACCTTTTGACAGTATTTCAAACGATTAGCAAGGAACCCGGTAGGAATATCCCCAGCTGTAGAGATAACAAAAAGCATACTGTTACGGTATGCTGACATTGTTTTTTTCATAAGACCATGTTTCTTACTGTTCCTCATTGTGTGAGCTTCGTCCAAGATGATAACATTTCCGTTCAAAGAGTCCAGACGGCTCTCATCATTCGCTAAAGCCTGGATAAAGAAAGAACCTTCATCACCAAAATTGGCAGTAATAGAATGTTCTTGGTTATTATCCTTGATACGAATGTTCTTATCGTTCCAGCGTTCAACGTTGAATCTTAAAAAACCAAAAGCTTCCATCGCTTGCTTGACTGAGTTAGCAACGATATAGCATTTGGAACCGCTATCTGTATCTAATATCTGATAAGCAAGTGCGATTGCAGCAGTAAACGAGGTCTTCCCATTCTTCCGAGCAAGCATGATAAGCGCTTCTTTGAACCTGCGCTCATTCGTACCCTTGTAGTAAAAACCAAACAGATTAACTACAACGAAATGTTGCCACGGTTGCAAAAGCAATGGCTTGTTACGGATAGATACCGCAAACATATCATCGCCCTGCTGATGAACTATCACGTTCTCGATAAAGTGAATAACAAAATCCACCATATCCTCATCCATCTCAAAGATTGGATTTTCTAAATCACGGAAAAAACGTTCAGCAGCAAGGATGTTTTCTTCGCAATGTTCTTCTCGGTGAGTTAAGACGTGTTGAGCGTATTCTTTAGCTTTATCAAGATTACCCATTGCCAGTCACTCGCTTCTTCTTGATTTCGTTCTTGAACTTCAGTACCTCAGTAAGAACTGACTCACCCTCTTGTTCTACTACCTCACCGAGCGACTTAGGATTCATCATCAACTGATTAGAGTAGCTGAGTATGTCTTTCCTCAAAATTTCCATCGCTGTCAAGATTGGAACTTTGCGCTCATTTTCAGCACCAGCCTTATTGACGTAGGTGTCTGTTACTGGATAACCCATATCAGCATAATCTTGAGCAAGTTTCTGATACTGGTATAACATACCTGCAAAAATGTCAATGATCATTTCGAACTCTTTACGATAAGTTCCCAAGTCTTTCATCTGCTTGACCACTTTTGACTTAATCGACTTTGCTGTAATTGGTTTAGCCAAAAACTACCTCCTTTCGTCAAAATCGCTTAGTTTTTACCCCCTTTTTGTTTGAAGGCCCCCGACTTGGAAAAAGTTCCCTTCACCGGTACCCTACTGGCCAAAATGATTTTTCAAAAAGAGGGGGGATTAAAAATTTTCATTTTTCATTTTTGAAAAAATTTAAAAATTCTTTTTTTCTTTTTTTCTGCCAATACAATCCTTGGTTGATTACTCTATCGTTCACTCTATCATGAAACGTATTATGTTTCTTATTCGTCAATGGCAAGCAATTCCATTCAACAAATTCAAGCTCAGGATATTCAGACACAGGAAAGATATGATGTACCATTTCTGCTTGAACAGAAATTCCGTAACGCAAACTTTCTTGGCAAAGATAATCATGCTTACGCATTATCCTATCACGGAACTTCTCCCACTTCTTAGATTTCAAGGATGGTCTGATAGGTTTGTTATACATCTCAAACCTCCTTTCTCAATGCTAAAAGGGACAGGCCTTTGACCTATCCCCTCCTCATACAAGAAATCTATGCTACCATAATAAACCTTTTTTTGTGAGACTTCAAGATGTCTTTTGTCTCATTCTGATTCTTTAAAAAAATTATTCCATTTTACTAGTATGGCTGTTAACGGTATATGCATTCCATTTACAAATACGGTATTCTTTTACCATTTTTCACCTCTTGTAACTATACCAATTTTATCCCTCACTTTCACATATCTTATATTTTGTTAAACTCACTCTGAATCTCAAACCCTTACTAAGCATGGGTTTTGAAGAGTTTCATTTTTTTAGTTTATGCTTAACTCATTATGTGAAAGTAATATCTAAAAAATTAAATGACAAAGTTCCGTAGTGCGTCATCAAGCTCTGCTTGCTCTATCCCTATGTATCTCAGGGTGATTGCAGGTGATGAGTGATTGAACATTTTCTGTAATGTTCCTACGTCCTTTGTCTTGTTGTAATATTTATAGCCGAATGTCTTGCGCATTGTATGTGTGCCAACATTATCAATGCCAAGTTCTTCAGCTGCTTCATGTATGATTTGATAGGCTCGCTCACGAGTGATCGCTTTATTCTGACCTTGCCTACTCTTGAATAAGAAATGATGAAATGGTTTGCCTTCAACATATCTCCTCATTTCTTTCTTGAGTTCTTTTGTCATCCGTCTTGTTATCTGCTTGCCAGTCTTCCGTTCTCTCAGTTTGATGTGCCAACCTTGAACATCTTTAACTTTCAAGGTAAGTATATCTCCGACTCGTAAGCCAGTATTCAGGCCTGTGATGAATAGCATATAATACATCTCATTCCATTCTCTGAGATAATCTTTCATAGCTTGAATATCATCATTGTCTTTTATCGGTGATACAAATTCCATAACTGCCTCCTTTCTACAAAACAAAAAGCCAGCTGGTTGCTGACTCATGATGTTCCTCTGTTAAACAACTTTTCTGTAAAAATAGGATGACTCCAACATGTGATTTGTGTTTTTGTTTCAGAAGTTCATGCTATCATAATAGACCTTTTTTTGTGAGACTTCAAGATGTCTTTTGTCTCAATCTTATTTACAACTCACCTTTCAGTATAGCGTACTGTTCTAAGATAATTCTTCTACGTCGATAGATTGTAGCTTTGCTCATGAATTTCTGTTCTGCTATTTCTTCCCATCTCAGTTGAGGGTATCTCCAGCGTAGATTAAAGATTTCCATATCCTCATCCACTAGATTACTCAAGAGTTTGCTAATAATCCCTTTAAATCCTTCAAGAAATTTTAAAGTCGGATCATCTGCGATTCTGATTGCGATAGTTTCGGTAGGTTTGCTTATTCCTACAGTTGGCCCACTTTGAGCATCTGGGTTTCTGGTTTCTAATTCTAGCCTTCTTAAGTCTATTGTGCGTTGAATGTTTTGAAATTTGAAAAGTTCTCTGTCTAACGTTTTGAGTTCTTCGTCGCTCAATTTTTTCAATTTCCACCTCCAAGTTTTTCAAAAATGTAAACAAGTTATCAAAATTGTCGAGATCGGATATCTATTCCTACTTGTCTTCGTTCCATAAAATCTAACTGTTTGTTCAGTAATACCAAACATAGGATTTTAAAATATCTCACTCGTTGACCTCCAAAAGCTCCGGATTTTCGTAGACATTGCCGATGATTTCCTCGTCTTCAGTCCACACATACCCACTTAGCAATCCCTTTAGATATATGGAAGGCATTCCGCCTATGAATGTGCCACCGTATTCTTTTTCTAAATATACTTCATGGAGACATCCTCTTGTACATTTAACGATGTCACCGATGAATACCTCCTTGCCGTTCTTGTCTCTGAGTCCTGTTGATTGTCCTAATGTTGCTGGATTTACAGGACACCAAGAACCTATAGTAATGTATTGTTCATTGGCTTCTACCACTTCGTTGATAATAAATGCTCTTCCTCTATCTTCAATTAAATGTCCGTATTGCCATTCTCCTTTGCTTTTTTCGTCAATGGATAACCCTCTAAATTTTGGTATCATGCTAACACTCCTTAAATAAACAAACTAGCTAACCATATCAAAAATGCACATGTAATGATTTTTGAAATACTGCTCTTTACCGCATACGAATAATCCTCTTCAGATTCTTTTTTGCTAGATAACACAGGCCAGATGAAAGATAGTAGTGCATCCATCCCTAATGCTTGCCAGACTGTAATTTTACCAACTGGAACAATTGTTGTGATAATCTCATTCCATCCATACTGAACTACAAATGGCGATACAACGATTACAAATACCGCCCCAATAATGATTCCTAGTCTTTTCATTTTATAAATCCTCCTCTTTGACGAAAGCACCATCAATCCAACGACCCTACCGTTTTCTAAATCACGGTCAATAAACCATTGTTTGACTTTCTCTATTGTGTTCATGATAACTCCTTTGCTATTGCTGCTATGACATTAACTGTCACGCTATTTCCTGCTTGTTTATATAATTGACTGTTAGAGTTGACCTCTTGCGCTTTGTCAAAAGCCCAATCTGGGAATCCTTGCAATCTCCAGCACTCACGAGGTGTTAGCTTTCTGATTCGAAAGCCATCTGATAAATGATTGTTTTCGTGATAGCTATTGCTAGTTAAAGTAGGAGCGATGTCATGTTCTCCACCTTGATTATAACCATGCCCACGTTGAATAATTTTAGGCTCAAGTCCTCCACCTTGATAGGCTCTGATAGTTGGTGCGATGCCGTCTGTTTCGTAAACCACCCCACATTGATAAAAATTGGGTTGCAATACCCCAAATTGTTTTATAGTATTGCTTTTTATAGCTATCTTTTGCCCCTCTCCCTTGTTTGTTGTTAGCGTGGGAGCTAGACCATCAGCTTGATAGACTTCCCCATTCATTCCGTTGCCAGATGGGTTTATATTCCCAATTTTCATGACTGATTGGTTACTAGTTGACTGATTTTTTCCGCTGAGAGGAAAAATTCTTCTGGTACGTTCTCTTCTAAGATGTCCGATAATGAACACTCGTTCCCGATTTTGGGGGACTCCGAAATTCTTGCTGTTAAGCACTTGCCATTCCACGTTGTACCCCAGTTCATCCAAGGTTGAGATAATGGTCTCGAATGTAACTCCATTTTCGTGATTGAGCAATCCTTTAACATTCTCAAGGAATAGATATTTAGGTCTGAGAATAGATGCGAACCTAGCAATTTCAAAGAACAAAGTTCCTCGTGTATCTTCAAAACCTCGTCTGTTTCCTGCAATTGAGAAAGCTTGGCACGGAAATCCTCCACAGATAATGTCCGCACTTCCGATTCCTCGAATAGATTCATCTGATACTGCTGTGATGTCATGTAATTCTATTTCTCCTTTCGTATTGTGTATCGCTTTATAGCTTTCTCTAGCAAACTTGTCAATTTCACAAAAGCCAATACATTTATGGCCGGCAGACTCCATTCCTAAACGAAAACCGCCAATTCCTGCGAATAAATCCAAGAATTTCACAACATCACCTCATCCCCGACTTTCACCTTATCATACACGTCCTTCGTAACCACGAACACACCGTAGTCACGAATGGTAAGCGTATATAGCTTGCCGTGTCGTCCTTTTTCGACGACCTTACCAAATATCTCAGCGCCTGCGTTATCCGCCTTGTAGATAACCATCGGCTTCTTCTCTTCCAAATCTCGAATCCTGTCCATCTGCCAGATATTTAGTCCAGCAGATAGCAAAATCCAGATAGCTATGAATCGTTTCAATCTGTGACCTCCTTATAAAGTAAAGTCATATCAAAACCACTCTCGATAAATCTGTATGTGAGTTCTTTGTTAATTCCATTTCCTAAGCAATGATAAACCACATCTACATTAATATTTGAACCTAAATATTTTTCTAAACGTGTGCGATTATCTACATAAAAGTCGATATTTCGCTTTTGTTGTTGATAAGGTCTAGCTTTGGATATATCCCTAGTGCACCACATTAGTACCTTTGAAATGACATCATTCTTTGTCAAACAATCTCTTAAAGAAAAGTATGTGTTTGTTTTTGGGATGAGAATAAGTTCTAATTGTCTGTTTATAAATGAGTCGGGAAAATAACTCATAAGCTTTTTCAATTCTTCAAAGACTTCATTATTCATCACTCCACCTCCTCAAAATAACTATGAAATTTACTTAAATTGACAATAGCGACCTCTTCAACAGAATGCTTTCCGATGTCAAAGTCTGGATCATTCTTCCCAAACTCTTTTTCTATAGCTTTTTCAGCCAGAAAAGGCAAATCGAATATACTTGCCCCATTTCTTAAAGCGAGCGCTTGACCGTATTTGTTCACTATTCGATACCCTATATCAAACGGTCTGATTTCCCTTGGGACTTTTATGCATTTACTTTGATTCTTCATTCCTTCTTCAAGTGTTTGTGTCATCACTCCACCTCCTCAATCTCAATCCCTGGACAATCAAACACCCAGCCGAAGTCCGCTTCTTTGAGTTGTTTGCGAGTAAATTTTGTAGCTAGTCCGCCCATAGAGAAGAATAGTTTCTTATCCATAGCATTATAATATAGCGGTTGTTTTGTTGCTTTCGTCACTACTGTATACCGCTTCTCTTCCTCGACCTCGTAGCCGAACTGGTGCATGTTGACGAGGGTTTGAATAGGATTTTCTCTGCTATTATTAATCCAATTATTAAACTCTCTATTTTCTGATTTTTTAGCCTCATCCCTGAAAGCAATCCAATCCCAAACATTAAATTCAAAAGAATCCTTATTCTCTTCATACCAATCCGCCACAAACTGCGGTACTACGACTTTAATTTTGGATTTATCAACGATGTCGTCTGTAATATAAATATTATTGTTGGGTACATTGAGAGTTTGCCCGTATTCCAATCTAACAACATTTTCAACGCACTTGTTCTCATCCACATCAAAACCGACTATTTTCCCTTTCAAGAGAACTTCATCCCCTATAAAAAAGTTAAAGCGTGGTGTTTCAATTAGATCTTTATTCATTTTCCACCTCCTCTATATCAATTCCTTCACAATCAAACACCCAGCCGAAGTTTGCGTCTTCTAGTTCTTTACGGGTGTGGGAATATATAACATCGTCTAAACTAAAGCTTTTTGTAAAGAAATACCTTTTCAAAAGTTCTCCATAAACCAACATATTTTCTTTAATATTCCCTTTAATCTTAACAAAATACCGCTTCTCTTTTTCAACCTCGTAGCCGTCAAGCCAAGCAAGACAGAATTTTTCGATGTTATTTTCGTAAAACCAATCAGGAACTTTCTTATCATAATGATCTTCAATTACTCTCATTGCACCGTAAACATGAAAATTGTTTTTCTTTTTAAATTCTATATATTCCGCCACACACTGCGGAACTTTGACTGGTTTTGGTTTATCTAGTTGTTCCAAGTCTTGCAGAAAAATTTGACGAGCTAGTTCTGCTCCTTCAGCATTCCATACACCCTCAAGTTTTTTATATTTCTTAATCAATTCATTAAGTTTCATCTTCGCTTCCTCTATAAATCAAATAAACTGCAATAACTACCTGAGCCATGCTTGGCGAATAGCCAATCCAATCATCAAACTCCTTAGATTTTGGCAACCAACCCTTAGTAGCTCCCAAATCATAGTCTGTAGGCTTTTCATCAGCAAAGATGCATTCCATCGCTCCCATAAACGTCATACCATCTTCTGCCATTTCCCAAAAATAGTCCGCCCGGTCTTTCACCGCTTGTGGTAAATCTTGCTTGGGAGGTTGCGGCTTCCCGTCTTCTACCGTCCAGTTGTATACTTCATTAACTTTTTTCTTTAACTCTTCCATCATCTTCCAACTCCTCCACTTTCCGTCTCAATTCTTTATTCTTTTTCCTCAACAAATCGCGCTCCAGCGCTCTAATCCGTCTCTTGCGTGCATCGCACGGCTTCGAATACTCGATTATCTTCTCTTCGTTTTGCTCGATCGTGCGTTTCAGTCCGTCAATCTCAGCCTGTTTATCGTACTTCATCTTCTAAAAATCTTTCAATAGCTTCTCTGTAGGAGACTTCCACCAGACCGTCTAAGTCGTTCAGGGCTTCAATATAGTCTGGACGACCTTGCCCGTACTGCTCTTTCAAAAATTCAACAAAGAGATGAATTTCCTGATAGGTTACTCCAACCATGTTTCTTACCTCCCACTAAAAATGTAACGTTATTGATCATCTTTCTTTTCCTTTCTTGCTGCACGTTCCCCGACTAAATAGCCGAGAAATAACCACTGAATAGCCATTCCAAATTCTTTAATAAGTTCAATCATTTTTTTCTCCTCCTGAAAAAGTCGCTAAATAGTAACAATCCTTAGAACCGTAGTCAAATCGTGTCGTCCGCTGACCAATGTGCTTCTGAAATCTTGGATGAGTGATAGCCGAGAAAGCCCACTGATGATCTTCCATCTGTTCAATGAGATCATCGACATTGTCAAACGTTCCAAGGTAAAACTTGCAGTGCCCGTTGTAGACGAAGTAAAGCTCTAACATCACTCCACCTCGACAGGGTAGAAGTTCCCAAAGGAACCTCTCAATGCCTTTCCAACCTGTAAGGCTGCCACCCTAGAAACAAACCGCATGGCTTTCTTCTCCTCAGAACACGAAATATCCAAGCCAGTCACACTGATAATTGCAGACCTTAGAAACGGCTTATCCTCTCTTGTCCCATGCTTTAAAATAAACATCAGCCACCCCTATTCTAAAAATATTGCTTTCGCTTGTTTGTCAAATCATTGAAAACCATCAAATGGTCTTTATCTACACCCTTCATTAGTCTGGACATGAAAGGTCTGCCATATCTTTTTTGAATATCGGCAGAAATCAAATTTGTGGTAATGATTGTGTTTGAACGCTTATTCAAGATATTGTAGAGAATAGTAAATGACCATTCGCTATCTTTTTCCATTCCTAAATCATCCAAAACCAAGAACTTAGCACTAGCAATTTTATTGACCAGAAACTCTTCCTGACTAAAATCAGCTTTAATCTTCATCAGCAAGTCAGTTACGTTAATAAAAATAGCAATCTCTTTCGTGTACTCAGATAGAGCCTTAACCATAGCAAAAGCCAAATGACTCTTACCAGTTCCAGCTTCTCCCTGAAGTACAATGTTGTTCCTAGCACCCTCAGACCACTCACGACAAATCCTCTTTGCAAAAGCTAGCTTTTCCGCTTCTTTTTTGGTTGGTGTTTCAAAATTGTCCAAAGTAGCATTTTTCAAAATTTCATCATAAAGAGAGAACTTTTCAAGATAGTATTTCCTCTCTCGCTCATTCTCAGCATTAGCCAGTTCATTCACTCTTTCCTGATTTTCTTCATGAATCCGCTCAGATTCACACATGCGACATACAACACTCTCGGTCCTCAATATCTTTATCAAAGGGATGTTATGCTTTTCGCAGAACTCTTCTTGTTGTTCTGTATTCCTACGATAAGATAAGGCGATTTCCTCAAACACATTGTCTACCATACTAGCCGACCTCCGCATTCATGCCAGCTAGCCATTTCAGACAAGCAGGCAACCACTTGATGAATTGGTTGGTCTGCTAAAAGAGTTTTCTTCTCGTAGCTTAACGGATAATAGTCAATCTCGAACTGCTCAATTAGTTCTAAAATCCCCATTCGTCCCTTACCTCCTGTTCCGATGTTTTATCGTTTTGTTGTCTTGACTTCTTACCCTCTTTATATTTACGGTCGTCCTCATCCACCTGCTCAATCGATGTGAAGCCTTTCTTTTTCCAACTTTCAAGAATGGCTATTAGGTAATTGAAACTAGGTTTGTGTGATCCGGAAGTTTTCTCGACTGCACGGTTCAACATATCGAAACTCATTCCATCAAGTCCCACATAATCAAGTAACTGTTGATGTGACTTATCAGTTAGATGGATTCCGCTATTTTTCAAATTTTCAGAAAGGCTGGAACTAATCATCACCTTATTATTATTTATCTCTATATCTTTATCTAATTCTTTATCTAGTGCGTTACCATGCGTTACTGTAACGTTATCCATAACGTTATCAGTAACGTTACTTTCGTTGTTCTGTGCAAGTAATTTCTGTTTTTGTCGGTGACGTGCTGCTCTATTTCGATTTTGCTCTTTTATTTTTTCCATGCCGTCAATGTTCTGATGTTTCTCCCAATTGGGTAACATTATCACTCCATCGATTTTTTCAACCATTCCAAACTTTTCAAAAACTTCAAGAGCCATACGAACTGTATTCAACGGACGGTGGAACGTTTGTGCAAGCATTTCATCGGTGTATACAATGTTTTTAGAAATGGTTAGTACGCCTTTTGTATTCAATTTGCCTGCTAGTGTTATAAGTTTGATCCAGATTACAATAATTGCATCACGATCAGGCGAGGCATCAATTAGACACATCTTTTCATCGTCAAAAATATCTGTTTTGATTTTTATCCACTTGATTTCAGACATACCGAGCACCCCACTTCCTGCGATTGGCACGATACTTCATCCGCATATCTTCATAGATGTACCTGCCTTCCAGCTCCATTTTTTCAATCTTTAGCAGCTTATTTTTAAGGGTCATATAACGATAGTCCTTTGCTAGTTTTTCATAGTCGGTTAGGTATTCTTTGACTAGTAATAGATTTTTATAATCGTTTTCCCATATCGTAATAAAATGTCTTGAAGTTGATTCCCTTCCTTCCAGTTCTTTAACAATCATAATCAGGTTATCCAGCGATTCAATCAATTCTTGCATTTCCTGACCTCCTCATTACAAAAATCTGATTGCAGACTGTTTAGGTTCTGGCAAAGCTAACGGCTCAGGACGCAAGCCTACAGGCGGTTCGTTGTCATATGTGAATCCTTTGAACTCTCTGCGAATATTCTTGCGAATTTCTTGCCATTTGTCCTCTCTACCACGTTCATATGCATGATTACGCACTTGGATAATCATATACGCAAATTCTTGCTCTTCTCGTCTTTCTTCTTCCTTGCGTTGTTCCTGCAATTTGATATGACGGCAAGCCCCTGCAAATCCAAGCAGCAAGGCTCCAACCCCCATCAGCTGGTCTAAAATCGGTGGTTCAAACATTTTTATCTCCTTATCCTCTTTTTGTGCTATAATATAGTCAAATAATTTTGCTAAGACCTTGTCCAGAAGCCTTTTAGTAAAGTTATTATATTTGATTAGAGAGCCATTCTTTGATGGCTCTTTTTGACCATTTCTTACCAGGTAATTCCTTTGGAAATCCCTTTAAGTAACGATAATTATCTGAAAATGTGGCATACTTAATTCCTAGAAAATCACAGGTAGTGTTCACATCCATCAGCTCTGGATAGTGGTCACTATCTTTTTCTATTTCGACTAGCCTTGTGATTGTGTCCTTGATAATGGATTTAATCCATTCAGACAGTGAAAGTAGAACATTGTCCATCTTCTTCCCCTCCTACCCTTCGTCAAATGAGTTCAATTCCATGATTTTCATCTTGGTATTGGTGCTTGGCTCCCAAGTCATCCAATAGGCCAAGGCTGCATCTGCGAATTTTTTCGGTAGCAAGTCATAGCGATTAATGTTGAAGTGGTCTTTAAAGTCAATCTCAGCTTGTCTAAAGACTGACTGAGCGAAAGTCTTATCCGCATAAGCCGGACTATCAATGCCACCTAAGCAAGCCACGACCCGAGCCTTACGCTTCTTCAGTAATGATTGAGCATAGCTAGGATGAATCGGTTGCTCACTCTTGAGGTAGTCAATATCTTCAAGCATGGTAACCTGTTGCTCACGCAATTTCTTTTGACCAGTGAATAGAGCGATAAAGGCATCCTCGTCCAAGTCCTCGCGAATGAAACCGCCCTGCTTGCGAATAGCTGGCAAAACCTCTGATGTCACCCAGCGCTTAAACTCTTTAGCCTGAGGCAACTTGCTGGATAAGATAAGAGAGTAGAGACCAGATTCGTTGATGATAATAGTTTCTTGGACCCTTCCTAAATTATCTGTGAGGCCCTGTTTTAGGGCGTCATCTTCATCAACATGAAGAGCAATCGCATTTCTAGCCTTGCTATATCCTAGGATGTCTGCAACATCTTTCCCAACGAACCAAGGCTCGTCATCAATTGTCAAAGTACGGACTTCCTGCCCGTGAAAATTAAAAATTTCGTTCATAATATTCCTCTTCTTACTTTTCCTAGTGTTAAAATAGTTTCCCAAACATCTAGTCCCTCAAGACTATCGATCATCATCTGACTAAGTTGGTGATTTTTCTTCTGCCAATTCAGTATTATTTTCGCTTGCATGTATGGACCTCTCAGTGATTTCTCCAAGGGTTTTCAATACCCAAAACATCTGCAACTTTTTCCTTAACAGACTCACTACCTTTGCCATACTTCAGCAACTCTGAAATAACTGATGATGCTACAGATACTTGTTTTGCCAATTCAGCTTGAGTCATATCCAACTCAATCAAACGAGTTTTGATTTTAGCCTTGATTATCTTTAGTTCTTTACTCATCTTTCTCCTTTCTATTTCTTCGTTTCACTTTCCAGCGCTCTGAGTTCTATCTCATGGCTGGCTTGTTTAAATAGCTTCTCACACGCTATTTTAGCTTCTCTGTACGTTGTGTTCTCGCTGATGAAGTAATCAGCAAGTTCGATGATTTTATCTTCCATTCAACCTCCTATATCAGTCTCAAGACTGAGGTAATATCTTCCTAAATTGCTATAATAATCTTGACTAGGACCTCTCACCGTTTTAGTCAAAATTCCAATAGAAAGGAGGAAATTTTATATGTCAAAACTCACTAAAGAAGATGTTTTACAAGTTTCTCAAGAAATTATCAACGATGCTATTCCAGTTATCCAAGATATGTTAGATGAGGTATTTAAAGAATACCCAATCGACATGGAAATTAGAAAGGCTATTCTTAATAGCGTCCTTGTCGCTCATAAACTCAGTACAGAAACTACGGTTTCGTTGCTAACAGAACTTGTAAACGCTCAAGAAAACTAGTGTTTCTTAGAATTTTTTCTACTAATTCAGGGTCTGCCTTTACGAGGGTAGACTCTTTTTTCCCACTATACGGATATCGTCTTGGTCTCACTTCCTCACCTCCTTTTAAAAAAATTATCTAAAAAGTTAGCGAACTACTTGACAAATTCTAAAACTAGTTTTAGAATAAAGACATAGAGAAAAGACCTACTAAAGTAAGTTTTACCTATAGAAAACGGACGCCAATCAGTTTTGTAAGGCTTTATTTTTTAGTTGTCTAGTTCGCTAACTCTTTAGCTTACGAATACTATTTTAAAACTAGTTTTAGAATTTGTCAACAGTTTTTATAATTAATTTTAAAATATTTTTTTCGTAGTGCTTAGAAAGGTTGATAAAACAATGTTCTTAGCATTCGATAGAATCAAAGAATTGGCTGATAAACAGAAAATTTCTTTAAACATTTTAGAAGAAAAATTAGGATACAGCACAAATTATCTTTATAGTCTGAAAAAAGGTAACCCAAAATCTGATAGATTACAAGAAATAGCAGATTATTTTGGTGTTAGTACAGACTACTTACTAGGCCGTACTGAAAATCCTAATCTTGCCGATGATACAAAAGAATACATATGGCAGGGCAAAGTTCTCAATGTTGAAGAAATGGCATCTAATGTCATGATGTTTGGTGGCCGAGAATTAACAGATGAAAAGAAGAAAATCATCCAGTCTATCATTGAAGGTTATCTCAAAGAAGCTGGTGATTAGAGGTACTGCTTAGTGACCGAAAAAGAAATTATAAGTCATTTTCAAGTTCGCATTGTCGATTTTGACGGCGAGCTAATACCTGATGAACTTGGATTTTACGAAAAAGAAACCAATACAGCTTTCTTGTCTAATAAACTCAGCAAAAAAGAGAGAGTTAAGGTCCTACTTCATGAACTAGGACACAAGGATCACACACGATCAGAATACCAGAACGCTCGCTTACGCTGTGAAAACGAAGCTGATAGGAATATGATCCATCATCTCGTAAAAGACGCACTAGAAAGCTTAGACGACCCCAAAGAGTTTGATTACCTCAAATTCATGTCCTACTACAATCTTAAAACCGTGACAAATGAAGTCATGGTAAAAGAGGAATATCAGACTTTAATTGGTTAAATATGTTTATAAACTGCTGAAGCAGAAAAAGAAAGGAACTACTTATGGCATTGTTTGGTAAAAAGCAAGATGAAAGTTTAGAGGTTGAACTCTTCACAGAGGAACCGAATGAGCGAGTTTTTGAGTTTAAGAAATCAAAAACTGTTGTAAGAATCGATGATTATTTTATCAGGATTGCAAGAAAGTCAAATGTATCTAATGTTCTTCTTCATGGTCTTGATGGCGAAAAGTCAATTCTCCTCTCTGAGATTACAGCATACCAATTGAAAGAACCTGGCTCAACTGTTGGCTATCTTCAACTTGTTTACCCTGGTTCTTCTGATACAAAAGGTGGTGTGTTTGATGCCGTAAAAGATGAAAACACAGTAACCTTTACCAAAGATGAAAAAGCATCTATTTTGGAATTAAAGAAAGCCATAGAGAAGGCTTTAAAAGATAAAGTCAAGAAATAAAAAAATCCCACACTCTCTATCTCTAAATTCTGAGTGTGAAGACTCAACTTTCCATTTTTGACAAAATGAAATATATTTGATAATATATAGTTACTAACCTAGGGGAAATCCTAGTGCAAATAACCTGGTTGGCACAAGCTGCCACGCAGAAACGGTAACTATAAATTTAGTTACCGTTTTTTGTTGAATTAAAAACAAAAAAGCTCCACAATCTCCCTCGCCAAAGTTTGATTGTGAAGCCCACCCTTATAAAAAATCAGCCATTAAAAAGGCCTCTTTTCTATACCCTATTTTACACCATGAAAGGGGTGATGTCAATATTCTCAATGTTTAGACCTTGTCCAGAAGCCGATAAACAAGGAGAATACAATGAAATATAATAAAACAAAATACCCAAATATCTATTACTATGAGACTGCTAAAGGCAAGCGTTACTATGTCAGACGTTCTTTTTTCTTCCGAGGTAAAAAAAGAGAAAAAAGTAAAAGTGGTTTCACAACTCTCCCTCAAGCTCGTGCAGCCTTGGTAGAGCTTGAGCAACAAATCCAAGAACAAGAATTAGGTATCAATACGAATCTGACACTTGATCAATATTGGGATATTTATTCTAAAAAGAGATTGTCAACAGGGCGCTGGAATGACACTTCCTACTACCTCAATGATAACCTCTATAAGAATCATATCAAAACCAAATTTGGTTCTATTCAGCTTAAAAATTTGGATAGAAATGAGTATGAACTATTTATCGCTGAAAAGTTGCAGAACCATACCAGATACACTGTTCAAACCCTCAATTCCAGCTTCATGGCATTGCTGAATGATGCCGTGAAAAATGGTAATCTGCTCTCAAATCGCTTGAAAGGTGTTTTCATCGGCCAGAGTGATATCCCTGCTGCAAACAAGAAAGTGACTCTCAAAGAGTTCAAGACTTGGATAGCAAAGGCAGAAGAGATTATGCCAAAACAATTCTACGCTCTGACCTATCTGACAATTTTTGGATTGAGAAGAGGAGAAGTCTTTGGATTGCGTCCAATGGACATCACTCAGAACGACAGCGGACGGGCTATACTGCATCTTAGAGACAGTCGAAGCAACCAGACCTTAAAAGGGAAAGGAGGGCTTAAAACGAAGGATTCAGAGCGATATGTCTGCCTTGATGATATCGGAACAGACCTGATCTATTATCTGATAGCTGAAACTTCTAAGATTAAGCGAAAGTTAGGAATTATCAAGGAACAGCACAAGGATTATATAACTATCAACGAGAAAGGTGGTCTCATCAATCCAAATCAGCTAAATAGAAACTTCAATCTAGTGAATGAAGCAACAGGATTGCATGTAACACCTCACATGATGCGCCACTTCTTCACGACTCAAAGCATTATTGCAGGGGTTCCGCTTGAACAATTAAGCCAGGCGCTGGGGCATACAAAGGTTTATATGACGGATCGTTACAATCAAGTAGAGGACGAACTTGCTGAAGCGACAACAGACCTATTTCTTAGTCATATTCGCTAAAAAAGTCCCCGCCAATTCCCCGACCAAAATCCGAAAAATACCGAAAAATATCGAAAAATTATTTTTAGAATAGTCCCCAAAAGCCTAAAATAGAGCTAAAAAACTCCACCTGATTCGGTGGAGTTAAGGGAGATTATTATGAAAAAGAAAAGTTTAGGATATTTGTTACAACAAGTTAGGAGGTCTTCTTGTAACCGTTTATAGTATGCCCGACCTATCTTAAACAAATCTTAAAAATCTCTTAGGACCAAACACTTTCTAAAATATTTGTTTGTTCACGACCAGGACCTACTGAGAAAGTAGAAATACGAACGCCAACCAATTCACTCACACGACGAACATAGTTACGCGCATTCTCAGGAAGATCTTCCAAATTGCGAACTCCGGTAATATCTTCTGACCAACCTGGCAACTCTTCATAGATAGGCTTGCAACGTTTCAATTGCTCAAGACTAGCTGGATAGTAGTCAATACGTTGACCGTCAAGATCATAGGCCACACAGATTTTCACAGTATCCAAACCGCTCAAAACATCAATAGAGTTCAAAGAAAGGTTAGTAATACCAGAAACACGACGGCTATGACGCATCACAACTGAGTCAAACCAACCTACACGACGTGGACGACCAGTTGTTGTACCATACTCATGACCCACTTCACGGATACGTTCTCCCACTTCATCAAACAACTCAGTTGGGAAAGGACCATCTCCTACACGACTCGTATAAGCTTTACATACACCTACAACCTTGTCAATCTTGCTTGGACCGACACCAGAACCAATTGTCACACCACCAGCTACAGGGTTTGATGACGTAACAAATGGATAAGTACCTTGGTCGATATCTAGCATAACACCTTGTGCACCTTCAAAAAGCACACGTTTGCCATTATCAAGCGCATCATTCAAGATAACAGATGTATCTATCACGTATTTCTTGATTTGTTGACCATATTCGTAATATTCTTCAAAAATATCATCGAAAACAATCGCTTTACTGTCATACAATTTTTCAAAAAGACGATTCTTTTCAGCAAGGTTACGTTCTAAACGCTCACGGAAAATATCTTTATCTAAAAGATCTGCAATACGAATTCCAACACGAGCAGCCTTGTCCATATAAGCTGGACCAATTCCCTTAATTGTCGTACCAATCTTATTGTCGCCCTTAGCTTCTTCTTGCAAGCGATCCAACTCGATATGATAAGGCAAAATAACATGCGCACGATCAGAAATACGCAAGTTATCAGTTGTTACACCTTCCTCATGAAGATAGCTCAACTCTTTTACAAGAGATTTAGGATTTACAACCATACCATTCCCAATGACAGATATTTTTTCAGGGAAGAAAATCCCAGATGGGATCAAGTGCAACTTAAATTTCTTACCGTCAATCACAATCGTGTGACCAGCATTATCACCACCTTGGTAACGTGCAATCACTTCTGCATTCGCTGAAAGGAAGTCTGTAATCTTCCCTTTACCTTCATCACCCCATTGGGTACCTACAACAACAACTGAAGTCATAATCTTGTCTGAGCCCTCAGGCTCTTCCTTTCTCACATACATGGCAGGACTCTCACCTGCAATTATATCTTACAATTTATTATAATAAAAAATCGCCTTTTTATCAAGAAGAAACAATAGAAAGATTTGCTATTTCCAACTATTAAAAAATGATTTAGAAAAATTACTAGCTATTTACTATCATCTTTCCATAAAAGAGTAAATTAGTTCGGAAATTTACTAAAATTACCTCAACAAGAAATAAAACCCCGATTCATTACCAATTTTTCAAGATACAAACGATAAGCAACACGATAATGGTAAACAATAAAATCCTTACGACAACCAATGCCATATCTTACTAAATAATAAATTAAAAATTTAAAATGAACATGTTCCCAGTCAAAATTATCACCAAATGTAGGACCATACTCTTCTTCAATACTATCATAGAAATTAGCCATCTGCTCATAAATTTTTTGTAACATAATCAAATACTCCTTTTCTTTTTTATAAACTTATTCTAACAAAAAATTTTACACATTCACTATCAATTCCTGAATTGTTAAAATACCAGCCTCAACAAGATAAAAATAGGAAAAGTTGACAAAATAGAAACAAATTTGCTACCTAAATTTCAAACAATTAAAGTTCTAAAAAGACCGCCTTAAAACTTTTGGGTAAATCCTATTAAAACTATAATATTTTTATATAGGTATTATGGTTCTGATTTTCTAGTATAAAAAAATTCAAACTAGAATTCTCCTTAGAAAGCGTCGATTCAAGTGCTATCACTGTTCAAAAATGATGGTCGCTGAAACTTCTATCGTCAAGAAGAATCACCAAATTCCTTGTATCATCAACCAAAAGATTGCTCAGAAGCTAATTGAAAAGACTTCTATGACCGACATTGATTATCAGTTGTCTATTTCAACTTCAACTGTCATTCGCAAGATCAATGATTTTCACTTTGAGCATGATTTTTCGCGTCTTCCTGAGATTATGTCCTAGGACGTTGAAACAGTCCAGGGAGTGACTATTTCAATCGGGAGATGGAGATGAGCTTTATTGCTCAGGACTTTGATAAGCTCAATATCATAACTGTTCTTGAGAGCAGAACACAAGCCATCATACGAAATCCCATGAATACAAGGCTATCAAGCGCTACTGGAGCTCATTCAACAAGATAGTCAGAAACTGAGTGATAAACGATTTTATCGCCCTACTTTTCGTATGCACTTGACTAATAAAGAAATTCTAGATAAACTTTTGAGCTATTCGAAGACTTGAAACACCACTATAATCTCTATCAGCTATAATCTCTATCAGCTCTTGCTTTTCCACCTCTTTTTCAGACTCTGTTTAAAACCTTCCTCAAAGATAAAGAAAAAATCGTCAACGGCCTTCAATTACCTTATTCCAACGCCAAACTGGAAGCCACCAATAATCTCATCAAACTTATCAAGCACAATGCCTTTGGTTTTAGGAACTTTGAAAACTTCAAAAAAGAAAGGACGAAATTTGTCCTTTCTAGATCTTCGATTTCTTCAACCCACTACAGTTGACAAAGAACCGAAAAATGTCTCGCCTCTAATATAGTCAATTGAAACAAGAACAAGACAAAAGAGCCTCGTAAAAGGTATTGCAACTTGGTAATACCTT